TAGGCTCACTTGTAGGCGGCCTAGCAGACGGTATTACTTCGTTCTTTGGCGGAGAAACAGGAATACCATACGATGATATAATTGCATTCCAGCAGTATACATTTGATGCAGAAAAAGTAAGAGCAAATGCAGCAGCAATGGTTGCATTTAATAATGCACTAACATCAAGTTCGGCAGCAAATGCTACTAGCGGAGTAGGCAATGCAATTGGTGCAATAGGTAATGCTATTTCTAGTTTCTTTGGCGGCGAAACTCCGTTTGATCAAGTTAAGAATTTTGGTGCACTAGATATTAATGCAGAAGGTGTTGCAACAAATGCTACTGCAATGGTTAATATGGCAAATGCATTAAATGCATTTAACGGCGGTGAATCAGGTGAAATTGACATACCTCAGAAAACTGTTACTTCTTTAACTAGACTAGGAGAAATAGGCGGTGCTGCTGGTATTAATACACTTGCAACTAATTTACAAGCAGTTGCTGATGTAACAGGACTTAATACAAATATTACTTCGCTCAATTCTCTTGACGCAACAACAGTTTCAAGTTATAATAGTGCTATGGAAGATTTGGTTGACACACTAGAAAAGTTAAATGACGTACTTGCAGAAGACAATAAAGGCACATTTGGCGGCGGAACTGGAGTATCAGCTGGATCTATGATTTCAAACGGACAATTAAATGTTGCAGGCTCAGGATCCGGCTCTGGTAGTTCTGATCAGTTAAATCAGTTAAATACATTAATGCAAATGCTGATAGAAATAAATGAAAAGATTGAAGTTAATACAAAACAAACCAGTAGACGAATGAGCGGCGATTTACAAGTAGGATTTTAATAAATGAGTTGGAAAAAACACTTTACACCAGTAAAAACTGGAAATAACCCGGACGGGAGTTACAGTCCATTTACTCGTGCAGGTTCAGGAAACCAAGCAGGTCCGGCTCGTTCGAATTATTCATCATATCTTCCAGATGTATATGTAGGTAGTCCAAATCGTATTGAACGCTACGGACAATATAATACTATGGATATGGATTCAGAAGTTAATGCTGCACTTGATATTCTTGCTGAATTTACAACACAACAAAACAAACAAAATAAAACACCATTTTTAATTGACTTTAAAACTAAAGCAACAAACTCAGAAATTACAATTATTCAGCAATACTTGCAACAATGGTGTAAGTTACAAAATTTTGAAACACGCATGTTCCGTATATTGCGTAATACGTTTAAGTATGGCGATCAGTTTTTCATTAGAGATCCAGAAACAAAAAGACTATTTCACGTAGATCCTGGTAAAGTTACAAAAATCATTGTAAACGAAAGTGAAGGTAAAACACCTGAACAATACATGGTTAAAGACTTTAATTTAAATTTTAAAGAAATGGTTGCAACAACACCATACCAAACAAACGGAAATGTAACAGGCGGCGGTGACGGATATCTAACAGGCGGCGTTCGTGGAATGGTTGGAAACACAAATACCGCAGCAGGTGGTGGCAGATTCCAACAAGGCGAAAATGAAATCGCAGTTGATGCAGAACACGTTGTACATTTAAGTTTATCAGAAGGGTTAGATTTAAATTATCCATTTGGTAACAGTCTGTTAGAAACAGTATTCAAAGTATTCAAACAAAAAGAATTGCTTGAAGATGCGATTATTATCTATCGTGTTCAAAGAGCTCCAGAACGTAGAGTATTCTATGTTGATGTGGGTAACATGCCTTCACACCTTGCTATGCAATTTGTTGAACGTGTTAAAACAGAAATACATCAAAGACGTATCCCATCACAAACAGGCGGCGGTCAGAATGTTATAGACTCTGCATACAACCCTCTGTCAATCAACGAAGACTACTTCTTCCCTCAAACTGCTGAAGGGCGTGGATCTAAAGTTGAAACACTACCAGGCGGTACAAACTTAGGTGAAATTGATGATCTTAGATATTTTACTAATAAACTTGTTAGAGGTTTGCGTATCCCTTCAAGTTACCTTCCAACTGGGCCAGATGACGGACAAGCACAATATAGTGACGGAAGAGTAGGTACTGCATATATTCAAGAACTACGTTTTAATACATACTGTGAAAGACTACAAAATTTATTAATTGAAGAATTTAATCAAGAATTTAAACGCTATCTATTAGAAAAAGGAGTTAACATTGACACAGCAATGTTTGATGTTAGATTCCAACCACCACAAAACTTTGCAAGTTATAGACAAAGTGAAATTGATAATGCTCGTGTACCAACATATACACAAATGAGTGCTATACCTTATATTTCAAATCGCTTTGCAATGAAACGTTTCTTAGGCATGACAGACGAAGAAATTGCAGAAAACGAACGTTTATGGCGTGAAGAAAATGACGAAACACTACAACCTATGAATACTGATGCTGCTGGCGAAATGCGTGGCGCAGGAATTAGTTCAGCAGGTATAAGTGCAGACCTCGGCGGAATAGAAGATACATCTACCGAAGAACCAGCACCGGAAATGGGCGGCGATGAAATGGCACCAGCACCTGAAGCTGGCGCAACAGCACCAGCACCGGCAACTACTGATCAAACGATATAAATACTAACATGATACTACGTGAATTGTTTTACTACGATAAAGAAACCTTTGAAACTATCGAAGACGATCTATACGACGAGCGTGATGATCAGTCACCTCTAAAGTACGACGATACACGTAAAACACGTCTAACACTTCGTCAAATAAACAAAGTTCGCAAAGCGGCAGAGCTACATACTAAAGAGCAAGCAAAAGAGCTTGACTTTGTACGTCAAATGTACGGTATAGCATCTAACGCTGAAGCGGGTGGAGTTTAGTGCCAAAATTAGAGAAGTCCGGATACACCAAAGAACAATGGAAAAAAGTAAGAGACGCTAGACGTAAAACTAAGCGTGAACGTCTTATTGAAGAACATACTGTATCCTTAAACGAACTATTAAAAAGATCAAATAAAGGAAAAGTAGGCTTTGTGTTAGGTAATGGCACAAGTAGACAGTCTATTGACTTACCTCAATTATCAATGTGCGGCAAAATATATGCATGTAATGCTGTATATAGAACATTTACTCCTGATTATCTAGTAGCAGTTGATGTAAAAATGATTTTAGAAATTAATAGATCTGGATATCAACATAAGAATACAGTTTGGACTAATCCTAATAGATCTTTTGATGGTATTAGAAACTTAAATTTTTTTAATCCTGGAAAAGGATGGAGTAGTGGTCCTACTGCACTATGGCTTGCAGCACAACACGGATATCAACGGATATACATATTAGGATTTGATTATAAGGGGTTAAACGAAGGTAAAACCTTAAACAACATATATGCAAACACTATGAATTACAAAAAAGAGTCTGATAGTGCTACTTTTTTTGGTAATTGGCTTAGGCAAACTGTTTCAGTAATTAAAGAAAATCCACACATTGAGTTTGTAAGAGTAATACAGCCAGATAATTATTTGCCTCCAGAACTAAATAAATTAGACAACTTAAACAATATCTTAGTTGCAGATTTCAAAGAAATCTTCAATTTAAGGTAGTAAATTTCTAAAAGAGCGTAAAAAACGCCTATATCTACGTATATTTTCTCCATTATACTAAATAATAATGACAGCCTTACCATAGGTATAACTTTTATAGGAGAAAACAATGGCAGATCAAAATAAATTTGAAGAAATGCTTGAGCGCCTAATCAATGAAGATAAAGCAGGTGCTGAAGAGCTTTTCCACGAGATCGTAGTTGAAAAATCAAGAGATATCTACGAATCACTATTAGAAGATGATTTAGAAGAAGTAGCAGACGAAGAAGTTGAAGAATCAACTGACGAAGAAGTTGACGAAGCTACTGACGAAGAAGTTGAAGAGTCAAGTGATGACGAAGAAGTTGACGAGTCAAGTGATGACAAAGAAGTTGACGAAAACTTTGACTTAGACGAATTTGAAGTTGAAGGCGACGATGATATGGGCGGTGACCCAGCTGACGATATGATGGCAGACATCGAAGCAGGCGACGATGAAGATGAAGGTGACGACGAAGGTGAAAAAGATGGCGACATGGAAGACCGCGTTGAAGACCTAGAAGATGCACTAGATGACCTAAAAGCTGAATTTGAAAAAATGATGGCTGGCGATGAAGGCGGAGAAGACGAAGCTGGAGACGATATGGAAGCTGGTGATGAAGAAGAGGCTCCTGAGGAGGCTCTAAACTTTGGCGAAGCTGAAGAAACTGATGAAGAAGTTGAAGAAGAAGCAACTGAAGAAGTTGAAGAATCTAAAGGTCCTAAGTCAGACATTGATGTAATGAAAGAGTATGTTCAAAAAGTAACTGCTAAAATGGGCGACAACGGCGCAAACGCTAAGTCACCAGTAGCAGGTGCTAATGACATGGGCGGTGACGCTGGCAACTTAGCACAAGGTGGCGAAGAAGCAGGCAGCAAAGCAGACTCTGCAAAAGAAGATAGCGCAGGCAACGTAAATGTTCCAGGCGGTAAGGCTTCTAAGTCAATGACAGGTGAGCCAAAAGGCCACGGCGCTGAGAAAAAAGGCGCAGGCGAAGCAGCTGACAACAAGAAATCTGTAGTTGGCAAATAATAAGGAAGTTTGAATGAGAAACTTACGAGAGCATTTGACATTCGACCAAGCTAATATGGTTGTTGAGTCTACCGAAAATCCCAACGGGGGCAAAGACCTTTATATGAAAGGCATCTGCATACAAGGCGGTGTGCGTAATGCAAACCAGCGTGTATATCCTGTAAACGAGATTGGAAGGGCTGTCAAAACTCTCAATGATCAAATAAGCGGAGGATATAGTGTTCTCGGAGAGGTTGATCATCCAGAAGGCCTTAACATTAACTTAGACCGTGTAAGCCATATGATTACAGATATGTGGATGGATGGACCAAACGGTTATGGTAAGTTAAAAATTTTACCCACCCCAATGGGGCAGTTAGTAAGAACTATGCTAGAAGCTGGCGTCAAACTTGGCGTTAGCTCTAGAGGTTCTGGTAATGTAAGCGAAGACGGAAGCAATCAAGTTTCCGATTTTGAAATAATTACGGTAGACGTAGTAGCACAACCAAGTGCTCCGGGCGCATACCCTACACCAATCTACGAGCATTTAATGAATGCACGTGGCGGCTATAAGGCATATGAATTAGCACAGGCAACAAGAAATGATGAAAAGGCACAAAAGTATCTAAAGGAATCGTTGGTTAATATAATCAACAAACTCCAATAATTAAGGAGAAAAATGTTATGTTGGATGCACTAAAAACACTTTTTGAAAACGATGTAGTTTCAGAAGAAGTGCGCAACGAAATTCAAGAAGCTTGGGACGCGAAGATCAAAGAGAATCGCCAACAAGTAACTGCTGAATTACGTGAAGAGTTTGCTCAGAAATACGAGCATGACAAGTCAACAATGGTTGAAGCCATTGATGCGCTTGTATCTGAGCGTCTAGCAGACGAAATTGCTGAATTTGCTAATGATCGTAAGCAACTAGCCGAAGCCCGTGCAAAGTATGCAGTAAAAATGCGCGAAGACGCAAACTTACTAAAAGGTTTTGTTATGGAGCAGTTAACTAAAGAAGTTAACGAGCTACATGAAGATCAAAAAGCAATGGCAGAAAACTTCGGAAAACTTGAAGAATTTGTTGTTGAAGCACTTGCAAAAGAAATTGCAGAGTTCCATGAAGACAAAAAAGACTTAGCTGAAACAAAAGTACGTCTAGTACGTGAAGCTAAGGAACACTTCGCGAAGGTTAAGAAAACCTTTATCGAAAGAAGTGCTAAAGCAGTATCTGATACAGTTGGAAAAACTCTTAATAAAGAGATTTCTGCACTTAAAGAAGATATTGAAGAAGCACGTAGAAATGACTTCGGTCGCAAACTATTCGAAGCATTTGCTTCTGAATACGCTGGCTCTTACTTAAATGAGAAGTCAGAAGCAGCCAAGCTAATGAAAGTTATCTCAACAAAAGATGCTCAATTAGCAGAAGCAAAAGCATTTGCAGCAAAAGCGAAGCAACTAGCAGAAGATCAGGCAACTGAGAAGAAGCGTTTAGTTGAAGCAGCAGAGCGCAAAGATGTTTTAAATGAACTAACTGGACCTTTAAGTAAGGATCAGAAAGAAATCATGATGGATTTACTGGAATCTGTTCAAACAGCTAAACTACGTTCAGCGTTTGACAAGTACCTACCGGCAGTAATTGACGGTAACACTCCAGCCAAGAAGGCAACTATCACAGAAGGCAAAGAAATCACAGGCAATCGTGAACAAGTTTCACAAACTAACGTTAGTAGACAAGCAGACGCAAAGGACAACTTGGTTGAATTTAAGCGTCTAGCTGGAATATAATTTTAAGGAGAATAAAATGTCAGAACTACTAGAAAGTCGCTGGCAGGAGACCAAAAGTGCCCTAGTTGAAGGCCTAACAGGTAACAAAAAATCTGTGATGGAAACAACTTTAGAAAATACTCGCAAGTATTTGTCTGAAAGTGCTACAGCTGGAGCTACTTCTGCCGGTAATGTTGCAACTCTAAACAGAGTTATTTTACCAGTTATCAGACGTGTAATGCCAACAGTTATTGCAAACGAGATTGTTGGTGTTCAGCCAATGACTGGACCAGTTGGTCAAATTCACACTCTACGTGTTCGTTACGCAGATGCGTTTACAGGCACAGCAGGTGGATCAACTACAGCAGGCGAAGAGGCACTAAGCCCATTCAAAATTGCTGAAGGTTACTCAGGTAACGCAAACGGTAAAGCAGACGCTACTGCTTCTAAAGAAGGTACTGCTGGAAACAGACTAAGTATCCAAATCTTGAAGCAAACTGTTGAAGCCAAAACTCGTAAACTAAGCGCAAGATGGACTTTTGAGTCTGCTCAAGACGCTCAGTCACAGCATGGCATCGACGTTGAAGCAGAAATTATGGCTGCTTTAGCACAAGAAATTACTGCTGAAATCGATCAAGAGGTACTATCATCTCTTAAATCACTAGCAGGTACAGGTACAGATACCTACAACCAGGCTGCTGTTAGCGGTACTGCAACTTTCGTTGGTGACGAACATGCTGCACTAGCTGTTCTAATTAACAGAGCTGCAAACAGAATCGCACAGCGTACACGCCGTGGCGCAGGTAACTGGGCTGTTGTTTCACCAGCAATGCTAACTGTTCTACAGTCAGCAACTACTTCTGCGTTTGCAAGAACTACTGAAGGTTCTTTCGAAGCACCAACTAACACTAAGATGGTTGGTACTCTAAACAACGCAATGAAAGTATATGTTAACACATATGCTGCTGATGACGATGTGCTAGTTGGTTACAAAGGTTCTAGCGAATCTGATGCTGCTGCATTCTACTGCCCATACATTCCATTAATGAGCAGTGGTGTTGTACTAGATCCAACAACATTCGAACCAGTCGTGAGCTTCATGACACGTTACGGATATGTTGAGCTAAACAACACAGCATCATCTCTAGGTAACGCAGCTGACTACTTAGAAAGCGTTGAAGTTAATTCAGCTAACCTTTCTTTCAGCTAATAGTTATTTTATAACTACACTAAAGGGCGGCGCAAGTCGCCCTTTTTTTATGACTAAAATTTAATGATTTTACGTATGACTTTTATTAAAAAATGTGTTTAAATAATAGAGTAGTTTTTATTAACTAACTAGGAGAAAACATATGTGGACAAAACCGTCATACACAGAAATGCGTTTTGGTTTCGAAGTAACAATGTATGTAATGAACAAGTAGATTACATGCACAGACTTTTAGAAACACAAGACTGTGAATAACCCGCTTCGGCGGGTTTTTTATATTTTGGACAAAAAAGTTATTGACTTTTACTAAAAAGATGTTATATTAATAACATAAGCAACAAAGACTTAGCTAGTCAATGTTTATAGTGCAAGGAAGAGGCGTTTACCAGAGCGTCGAACTTGACTGCTTAGGGGTGGTACCCAGGCGTTGTACTGGAAACAGGCAGTGTCACATCGCTCTACCGAGCGGAAGCAGGTTGCTGCGGAGATGAAATGGTATTTGGTCCGTGGCTTGTAGGTGTAACCGAGTCCTACCTATTTTGCTTATTCTCAAAGCCCGATACTTAACTGTGTCGGGCTTTTTTCTCTTTTGATAAATACATATGTCAATTATAGGTGCCTCTTAAATGAGGACTTATGCGGAAATCCACCGCGTAGACCCTAGAACGGCAAATGTAAAAACAAAGGAGAATATTATGGGACGTCCATTAAACAAGAGATATTTTGGCACAACTGCTTCAGGCGGTGACGAGTCAAATGAAGAAAATTTAACAGTAGCAGTTAAAGTAGGTTCAAACACAGCTACTGAATTAGGAATTATTTTATCACAACGCTCAGAAACTACTTTCAATGTTGATGATAATCCAGCAGGCGGTGGCAACACTGGCGTATGTACACTAGTTAACAAAGCAGTTGGTTCACTAGCAGCAAACGAAATGTCATTAGCTGGATGGGTTGACGGAAACGAAGTATTCATTCGTAAGGTGCAAAACCGTACAATGATTGATTTTGATAACAACCGTTATACTTGGGAAATCCAAGACGACTCAACAGCAAACATTTTACGCTTAACTGCTATCTAATATAAAAGGGGAATTAATTTTCCCCTTAATTAGGAATTAACGAATGTCAAAATTTTTAAATGTAGACGGTGACTATAAATTAACAGTAACAGATGGTGGAGAAATCCGCCTTGATCCTGGTACAACTGGTAAAGTTAAAATTATCGGAAACCTAGAAGTTGACGGTGCAACTACTACTATTAATAGTACAGAGTTAACTGTTGACGATCCGTTTATTACTGTTAACTTAGGTGGTAACGCCGGAGGAGTTATTAGTAACTCTGCAGGGGATGTTGCAGGCATCCAAATAGACAGGGGCGGCTCCGATGCATTTTGGATCTTTGACGAACAAGGTGGCGGCGATCCTGTGTTTGTGGGAAGAATTGGTGGTTCACAAACAGGTACAGTTGTTGATATACTAACAAGAAAAATTCAAACAGGCGGCACAGACCTTGACTTAATAAACCAAGGTACAGGTGTTGTTAGTGTTAACGGCACTACAGATTACGAAAAACAAATATTTGAATATAGTGGTAGTCTAGTTGACTTTAATGCAAATCCTGTATTAAAAGCAAATCATCACGATACATTAATTAATGCTAAGGGTGTTGTTGATTATGTTGATGGATTCTTTGTTGGTAAATTCCAAAGTAAAATTGAAAAAGATGATACATACGTTGCAATTCACGATACTGATTCAGGAGATGCAGTAAGTGCTATTGAGTTTACTATTGATAGTAATCCAGCAGCATACTTCTTTAATGATAGAACAGAATTACAACATATTAGAATTTTTGATACAACCCTTGAAACTACATCAAGTAACACTGATTTAATATTAAGTGCTCCAGGCACTGGACAAGTTCAAATTAATGATGTGTTGTATATTCCTCAAGGACCGTATCAAGACGATGATGGTACACAAGGTGGTGGTATACCAAATTTTGGTGTTGATGCAGATACTGATAATCCAGATGCTCCGGCAACTGGTATTAAGCTATACAGCAAAACAGAAGGACCTGCAGGAACAAACTTGTATTTCGTAAACGAAAATAATACGAAAGATGAAATGGTAAGTAAAAAGAAAGCACTTTTGTTTTCTATGATATTTTAAAAGGAACGATAAATGGCAATCCAAAACACACAAATTGGCGGCGCATATACAGACATATTAGAAGTTCCTAGTGTAGGTGATCCCAACTATAATGCTGGCGGCTGGGCTGTTACAACTATAATGTTCTGTAATACGGCGCAAAATCCGCAAGAAGAAATATACACCGATGGCGGTGATACGTACTTAGATGTGCATGTCTGTGCAAATGGCGCAGCAGCAGGTGTAGGTAATATGGTTTTAAATAACATTCCTATTCCAGCAGGCGAAACCTTTACAATGGACACAGAGAAACTTATACTTGCACCTGGAGATGTAATTAAAGCAGCAACTACATCACCAACTAATATTACAGCAACAGTAAGCTATATGGAAGTATAATGAGATACATTAAGAGACAAACAACTAATACTAGAAGCCTTGGAATAGGAAGAGGCGTACATGTGACTACTGTAGATAAAGAAGTTATACTTGATAGTGAAAATGTTGTTCTTGTCCCTAAAGGTCCTACAGAAACCCGTCCGCAATTTCCAAAAAACGGTCATATGCGTTATAATACTACTGATAACAGATTTGAAGTATACGAAGCAGGCGAATGGAACGGTATTAGAAATGCTGCTCCTTCTTCATATGCACCTATTACAGTACAAAGTTTAGGTAATGGCGATGCAAATGAAGTATACTTTGGTCCTTTAAATAGTAGTGATCCTTTTTACCCTATTCCAGCAGCAGCACAAAATATTTTAGTGTTTGTTGAAAACGTTTATCAATTACCAAATACAAACTACAGTTTAGTACAAAATCCAAGCGGAAAGCCAGCAGGTTGGTATATAGAATTTGCAAGTGCTCCTGATCTTGGTAAGCCAGTAACAGTCCTACATAACTTCGATAAGTAAATCCTATAAATACTGTGTCAAGGAGATTATCGAGTGGCACAAGTAGGTAGAATATCCGGTCCGTTATTAGAAGCTAACCTTTTAAGACAAGGTACAACAAGCAATCCTTCTCAAGCGAACCTTACATTTAAAAATACTAATAGTGATCCAACACTACTAAAAATAAACGTTAACGACGGCCGTATTGGTGTTGACGTCGAAGCGCCTGCTAACGAATTACATATCTCTAATACAACACAAACAACAAATTTAATTGGCGACACTGCCGATATTGCTAACTTTAGTTGGTCTACTAATAGAATTGATTCTAATAACGGACCTATATATCTAAATGCAGGTGAACACATACAAGCCTCAAATTTAGAAACAGAACAATTTTATATTTCAGACAATTATATTTTAACACATAGTACTAATACAGATATTGATTTAAAATTTAATGGTACTGGATTACTAGATGTAAAATCTAACCTAGAAGTGTTTGGTAATATGCACTCTGCAGGAAATATTACGTTTGACGGAAATATTACTTTTGGTGACGCAGATACTGATAGTGTTGACTTTAACGCAGATGTCAAAGACGACATCATGCCAGACATTACTGACACATATACAATAGGTAAAAAATTTAAAAGATGGAATGAAATTCATACTAACTTAGTTAACGGTCAACTAGTTACTACTGGAGTAGTTAATGTAGATAATATGTTCCTAGATTCTCGTCAAGGAAACATATTTTATGTTGCAGCAAACGGTGACAATACAAATGTAGGCGATCATCCTCAAAGTCCGTTAGCAACAATTGAAGAAGCACTAGCACGATGCGATGCAAGTACACTAGGCCCGGTGACAGTACTAGTTTATCCAGGAGTATACGAAGAAACTTGTCCATTAGTTGTTCCAGAAAGAGTAACAGTACGTGGTGTGGATTTAAGAAACACAGTAGTTAAACCTACTGTTGCAACACAAGACAAAGATATATTTCATTTAAATGATAGTAGTACATTATCAGATATCACCATTAAAGATTATTACTACAACAGCATTAACAACACAGGTTATGCATTACGTTTTGCACCTAATGCTGTTATAACAAACAGAAGTCCTTATGCACAAAACATTACAGTTATTACAAAAGGTAGTGTAACTAGTGCAAGTGATCCTAGAGGCTTTGACGAAGGTGATGCAGGACGAGGTGCTTGGATTGATGGTGCAGAACTAGATAGTTCTAGCATAGAAGCAAGTATGCTATTCCATTCGTGTACATTTATTTGTCCTAATGCTGATGTTATTAGTATGACTAACGGTGTTAGAGTAGAATGGTTAAATTCATTTACATACTTTGCTAATAGAGGCCTTTATGCATTTAATGGTGTAACAGGACGCACAACTTATGACGGCAGTACTGTAGAATACGGTGCAGAAGTACGCTCAATAGGCAGTGCTAACGTATACGGTAACTATGGTGCAGTAGCAGACGGCGCAGATACACTAATGTATTTGATACAGCACAACATGGCATATATCGGTGCTGGCAAATATGTTGACAATGATAAAAGTCGTGCAATTTATGCAAACGAAATAGAAGAACTAAACAGTGGTAAAATACACTTTACAACAACTGATCATCTAGGTGGTTTTAGAATTGGTGATAACTTCTGGGTTGACTTTGAAACAGGCAACACAACAATTAACATTGATACATTAAGTGTTAATCAGTTTAATGCTTTACGTGTTAATACAGGAGCAAACACAACTGTTATTGACGGTGCATTTATTGATCTTGGAAATTTTACAATATCAAATAATGTAATAGAAAGCAGAACAGGTGATATAAACATTGCTAGTGCTACCGGACAGATCAATCTACAAAATAATACAAATGTTACAGGCGATGTTAACATAACAGGAGACTTAACATTTGACGGAACTTTAAACTTTTATGGCGATCAGGCAACTGACAGATTAGAATTTAATACAGAGTTTGAGCAAAACTTTAATCCTCATCAGACTTTAACATTTGATTTAGGTAGTTTTGAAAAACGTTGGTTACTTGCACACTTAGACAGAGTTGAAGGAGCAGACTTTAGCATTTATGATAACGTTATTGAACTTAATGTTTCAAACGCTGATTTTGAACTACGTGCTAATGGTACTGGTGAAATTTACATCCCCGAAAGTGTACAAGTTAATAACAACTTAACTGTTTCAGGCACTACAACAATTAATAGCGATGTTGACATTACTGACCCTAATTTTATATATGTTGGAGATATAAATCAAACTGGAAACTTTACAGTTTCTGGAAATGCAGATATATCTCAAAATTTAACTGTTGGTGCAAGTGTACAGTTTGAAGAAATATTAATTAATGACAATACTATTACTACAACAACTTCAAATGCAGATTTAGAACTACGTGCTGTTGGCACCGGTACAGTTAATTTACAAGAAACTGTTAATGTAACAAATAATCTCAGTGCTAGAGATACTAGTGCTACAAACACAACTGTAAATTTAAACATTACAACTGATAATGCAAATATTGGAAATGTAGAAATAAACGACAACTACATTGAAACAACTAGTTTAAATGGCGATTTAAATTTAGGTGCTGACAGAAATGTTATCATTACAGGAACAGATACTTTATTGCAGCAAGACTTAACTGTACAAGGATATACAAGTCTACAAGGCACTTCAATTACTGGCAATGTAACACATGTTGGAGATACTAATCAAACTGGCAATGTAACACTTTTAGGTGAGTGGACAAATAGTAATATCTATATTGAAGATAATTTTATTACTACTACAGAATCAAATAGCAATTTAGAACTACGTGCTAGTGGTACAGGTGAAGTTACAATACCTAATAACGATGTACAAATTAACAACGATTTAACAGTAAGTACAGATACAAATTTACAAGGTACTACTATTACAGGTACAATTATTCACACAGGTGATAGAACTCAAGTTGGAAGTTTCCAACAAAGCGGTGAGTTAACAGTTGACAACGTATATATTGAAGATAATTTTATTACAACTACTTCAGGTAATTTAATATTAGAATCAGCTGGTACCGGAACAATTAATGTTGATAGCAACGATGTAGAAATTGCTCAAGACTTAACTGTAAGCGGCGCAACTAGTTTACAAGGTACTACAATTACTGGTACTGTAACACATGTTGGAGATCTCCAACAAACAGGTAATTTTGATATTGCAGGTGAAATTAGTAACGGTAATATACTAATTGAAGATAACTTTATTACTACTACAAATTCAAATAGTGATTTAGAACTACGTGCAAGCGGTACAGGCGAAGTTATAATTGATACAGGTAATGTTCTTACTATTAATAATAACTTTTTTGTAGGCGGCACAATGGAATATACCGGTGCATTAACAATTAATGGTAATGTCGTCTTGGCTAAAAGTATACAAGACGGTAGTTTAACTGTTACAGATAATCTTTTTATTGACGGAACACTTGATGTATCTCAGCAAGCGCAGTTTGAAGAAATTCTTATAGATGATAACTTTATTACAACAACAACTTCAAATGCAGATTTAGAACTACGTGCAAGTGGAACCGGTAAAGTACTAGTTCCAAATAATAACATGCAAGTAGATAACGACTTGTCTACTAGATACATTAGTGCTGTTGACATTAATGTTACTAATAATTTAAATCTTTATGAAATTAATGTTACAGACGGCAACATTGAAATAAGAGACAACTATGTAACTACAAATGTTTCAAACAGTAATTTAGAACTACGTGCTAGTGGCTCTGGCGATGTTTATATGCCTGAAAATGTACAAATTGATAATAATTTAACTGTTAGCGGAACAACAAATCTACAAAATACTACAGTTACAGGTACAATAACACATGCTGGAGATACAAATATAACCTCTGGAACTACAACTGTTCTTACAGGATTTATAGTAGATATAGGTGTAACAAGTTGGGTAGTTGATATTGGAACAAATAGCAATACATTGTTGTATAACGGAGTTTCAGTAGGCACATTTACAGGAACTCAATCAACATTCTTATCTGGAAATGATACTTATAATAGAGGTTCATTAGTTGATATTAATGGCAACGTTTATACATATCAAATTGAAAAAGTTGGCGATACTAGACCTACTAGTACAATTTCAGAATACACGCAAGTTGGTAATTTAGATGTAACAGGGCAAGTTGATTTCCAAGGAGATGTACAACTTACTGATATTAGAATTAGTGATAATGTTATTACAACAACTGTTAATAATAATGACTTAGATCTACGTGCAGTAGGAACAGGTAAAGTATTAATAGACGGAACAAATTTACGTGTTAACAATAATTTATTTACAGCAAGTATAACAACTACAGATATTAATGTTGCTCAAGATCTTGTGTTAGATGAAATTAACATTACTGATAGCAATATAGAAATAAATGAAAACTATATTTCTACATCGATATCTAATTCAAATTTAGAACTACGTGCTAGTGGTACAGGTGAAGTTTATATTCCAAGTAATGATGTTACTATCGAACAAGATTTAACAGTTAACAGTAACACAAATATTGATAATGCATCTATTACTGGAGATTTAATCCTTACAGGTACTAGAACGCAAACCGGTAATTATAATTTAATTGGTAATTTAAATATTAGTTCTTTAGTTACCGATCAAGCATTTCAATTTGATGATATAAAAATACACGGAAATGTTCTAGAAACAACGTTGTCTAACAGCAATTTAGATTTACGTGCTGCTGGCACAGGACAAATTATTTTTAATGAAAATCTTCATGTTTATAAAGACTTAACAACAAGTACTTTCAATGTTAATTCTATTTCTGTAGATGATAATGTTGACTTAGATACTATAGAACTAAGCACTGATATACAGTTCTTTGATAATGTTATTACTACTACAAATAGCAACAGTAATTTAGAACTACGTACTAACGGTACCGGTAGTGTCTACTTACAAGAAATAGAGTTTACTGGTAATACTATCGGAACAACATCACCAATAGATAGTACAGTAAGAGATATTACATTAGCGCCTACTGAAAATTTAATTATTGATTCAACGTCTGCTTTACAAATTCCTAAAGGATTAACATCTCAGCGTGTAGAATCACAAGACATATTCTTAGATGGCGGGTTATCAACAATTAGCGGCAGTATACTAGACGGCGGAAGTGCGTCTACAATATTTGGATCATCAGACACTATATACAACTCAGGAGGTTCTGTGTTAGTATCTTCTGGTAATATAGGAGATATTAGATTTAATATTGATGATCATATTTTTGAAGGGACTGGTTCTACAAGCACTATAACATTTAATGGAGTATATTCTGCAAATAGACAAACTAGTGTTACAGCAGATCCTACATCAAATAACATAAGATTTATAGTTAATGGTGCAGAAAATCCTTTAGATAGTACAAACTTAGCAGGAGAAGTTACTGGCGAAGGCTTGTTTATACACGGAATACAAGTTGACGATGTTTTGTTTGACAACAATACTATAGAAACAAATGTAACAAATTCAGATTTAGAGCTTAGTGCAAATGGCACAGGAGAAACTTCTTTCGGTAATATATCTATTAAAGATAATTCTATTAAAGACAACGGTAACAATCTAATACTTAAAACTAAAGGATTTGGACACATTAAATTTAATGGTTCAAAGGGTATAGTTGTTCCTACAGGATTAACAGGAGAACGTCCTGCAAATTTAGGACAGCCTAATCCGCAAATTGGTGATACACGATGGAACACATCAAATCAAGTTCTTGAAACTTGGAACGGTACTGAATATATAGCTTCAGCGGGTATTGCAACAGCAATTACTCCAGCGGAGTTCGACGATTTGCTCTTAGAATACACATTAATCTTTGGTTAATCCTAGTTTATTTTCAAATCACATAAATACTATTAATGCGAAGCAAGACCATTGTTGACCACCATATCAACAAGCCTAGCACAACAAACTGTGGTTAGCCAGCAAAGAGCGAAAGCTGAAAATTTAGGCTAGAGGGACAGGATCCCCGTGTTGAGGAGATAGAATGAGCGCACTTGGTCGTATAAGTGGTCCGCTCTTAAAGTCAAATCTTATCCGTAATGGGATAGATCTGGCGTTTGAGACAGACTTACTTTATCTAGATGTTAATAATCAGCGTATCGGTATTAAAAGCGCAACGCCTCAATACGAATTAGACGTCAACGGTACAACTCGTACAACAAATCTTATAGTAACAAACAGAGCAGACATTGGAAACATCAATGTACAAGGTAATACTATATGGAGTGACGATCAATATTTACACTTAGGTACTTTAGATAATGTTGTTTACAACAATAAATTGCGTGTCGACGATATTGACATTGAAGGCAACGTTATTAGTACAAATACATCGAATTCAAATTTAGAACTTCGTCCTAACGGAACAGGCGAAGTACATGTCTACGGTAATATGGAAGTAGACGGAAACATACATGCAACAGGAAATATCACAGCAGATGGAAATATTGTTTTAGGAGATGCAAATACAGACAATATTACATTTAATGCAGATATTGCTTCAAACATTATTCCAGATGCAGATGATACTTATAGACTAGGCGAAGGTGGAAGACAATACCAAAGCAACATTGATTTTTCATTAGGAGATATTACTTTAACAGTTTCTAATGGAGTTGGAACCGTAAGTATACCTTCAACAGATAGTACAGCATGGATTGATGATGTTTTAGAAAAACCTTTAAATTATACATATCTATTTGCACTAGAAGGAACATCAGGAACTTTACATAAAGTTACAAGAACAGGAAACTGGAGCGGAACTCAACCTCAAACAGCAGCAATATCAGCACCTAGTATACTTGACGGCACTTATAATATTGTACAAGTTAACATAGATGCAAAACGTTGGGCAGATGTTTGGGTTGACAGTATTATAACTAATGGCATCAACACAGGCACTATTATTGTTGATGGTATTAACTTAACACTACGCCAAGGCAACATTTATTATGTTGCAGAAAACGGCGATGATTTACATACTGGTACACACCAACAAGATCCGTTTGCTAGTTTACAAAAAGCATTAAGTGTTGCAGGAGCTGGCGATACTGTTCACATTTATCCAGGTGTATATACTGAAATTTTTCCTCTAACTGTTCCGGCTGGTGTAACAGTAAAAGGACAAGGACTACGCTCAGTTAAGATTGTCCCTACAACTGCTACTGAATATAACGATGCATTTTTACTAAACGGTGAAACTACAATAGAAGACATCACCGTTGCAGATTTCTACAGTGGCGGTAGATATTATGAAGTTACAGCAGCGTCAGCAGGATCAACAACAGTTAACATTCCGAACTATGCTGATGGTAGTTTTTCTCACACTTACGTTAGTGGCGGAACTATTACTATTGGCGGCATTAGTTACAATATAACTGGAGCAACATATACACATACTACAGGTGTACTAGTTCTAACACACAGCGCAAGCGGTACAGCAACTATTGGCAATGATGTTTTTATAAGCAACATTACATTTAGTTGTGTTGGCGGAGATGGCTTAGCATATAATAGAGTATTCCCAGACAACGGATATGCTTTCCGTTTTGCAGCAGATTTTGAAGTAACTAGTCGCTCACCGTACATTAAGAACATAACAGTAATTACAAAAGGTAGCACAACTACAGCAGAAGATCCAAGAGGCTTTAACGCAGGCGATGCTGGTAAGGGTGCTTATATTGATGGTGCATACGCAACGCCTAATTCTAAAGAAGCAAGCATGTTGTTCCATTCAGCAACATTTATTACACCAGGTGTAGATACCATTACTTGTACAAACGGTGTTAGAGTAGAATGGCTAAACTCATTTACATATTTTGCAAATCGTTCAATTTATGCATTTGACCGCGGACACGGTTTGGGAATGGAAGGTAAAACACGAATTAGATTAAGTGGAATTACTGGTACATTTGGCGCAGGCGAAACTGTTACATTTACATCAACAGACAATTCAACAGTTTATGCAAAAGCAATTAATGATGTTGAAGGCGACACGCTTATTATTAACGGTAAAGATGAAGATCTATTAGATTTTGACTGGACACCAATAAGCATTGTTAGTAGTGGCGGAGCAACAGCAACAACTATTGAAAATGTTGATATAAGAGACTTTGGTGCTGAAATACGTTTAATTGGATCTGCTTCAGTTTACGGTAACTATGGCTTAGTAGGTGACGGCCCGGGTGTATTAATGTATGCTATTGGACACAACCTTGCTTACATTGGTAACGGTAAAGAAGTTACAAACGATGCAAATACTGTAATACAAGCAAACGAAGTTGTTGAAAATAATAATGCACAAATTCGTTATAACTCAGTTGACCACAAAGGCGACTTTAGAGTAGGTGATTTATTCTACGTTAATCAAGAAACTGGTGCTGCTTCATTTAGTGTTAGCGACTTTATTATCAATACAACTGGCGGTGTTACATTTACTACAGGCGGCGATACTACATTTGTCGACGGTACTAAAATTGAAACAGGTGACTGGAGAATTAGTGGCAACACTATTCAAACACTAACACAAAATGCAAACTTTACCGCAGCAAGTGGACAAATTAATTTACAAGACAATGTTAACGTTACTGGTAATTTAGATGTTACAGGTAATGTTACAATTGGCGGTAATATTACAATTGGTGACGAAGATACTGATACAATTCAAATTGTTGCAGGTATTGATAGTGATATTATTCCAAGACAAGATAGTACTTGGAGTTTAGGTACTGAGACTAAAACTTGGAGCAACTTATTTGTCAATCAAATTAATGTTGATGGAATAAGAATTCGTGACAACTTTATTGAAAGTACAGAATCAAATGCTAATTTAGAATTGCGTACAAACGGTACCGGCAATATTTACATTCCTTCAAACGATGTACAAATTGATAACAACTTAACTGTTGACGGAACTGCTACACTTGCAAATACAAATATTTCAGGAACACTTACACTAGTAGGTGACTTTAACCAAACTGGTAATTATTCACTAACCGAAGATATGTCAGTTGGACAAAATCTAACTGTTGGTGCAGATGCACAATTTGAAGAAATACTAATTGATGGTAATGTTATTACTACGACTACTTCAAATGCAGATTTAGATTTACGTGCTGCTGGCACAGGTAACATTGTTATTCCTAATAATGATGTAAACATTACAAATGACTTAAATGTTACTGGAGATATTAGTGCTAATAATTTAACAGTAGCAGCAAATGTTACATCAAATGATGCTAATATTGGCGATGTACAAATTAGTGGCACAACTGTTGAAGCAACTGCTTCAAATGCAGATTTAGAACTAAGAGCTAACGGAACAGGTGATATACTAGTTCCAAGTAATGATGTTATACTTTCACAAGATTTAACTGTACAAGGCAACACAAGCCTACAAGGTACTTCGATTACTGGAACACTAACACACGTTGGAAATACTACGCAAACAGGTAATGTTACATTGTTAGGCGAATGGACTAACGGTGACATTTACATTGAAGATAATTTTATTACTACAACTGCTAGTAACTCAAACTTAGAACTAAGAGCAAGTGGTACTGGCGAAATACTTGTTCCAAACAATAACGTACAAATTGATAACAACTTAACTGTTAGTGGAGCAACTGATTTACAAGATACAACTGTAACAGGCACAATCACACATACTGGTGATACTACACAAACAGGTAATTATATAATTGCTGGTAGTTGGACAAATGGCGACATTCAGATAAATGGTAACACAGTTGAAACAACACTTTCAAACAGTAATTTAGACTTACGTGCTAGTGGTAGTGGAAGTATAATTGTTCCAACTAATAATGTTACATTTAGTCAAGCACTAACTGTAAGTGGTGCAACTGATTTACAAAATACTACAATTACAGGAACAATTACACATACAGGAAATGTTGTACAAACTGGCAACTTTGATATTGCTGGCGAAATTAGCAACGGTAATATACTAATTGAAGATAACTTTATTGCTACTACAAATAGTAATTCAGATTTAGAGTTAAGAGCAAGTGGCACTGGTGAAATATTAATTCCAAATAACGATGTTAGAATTACTAATGATTTAGTAGTTAATGGAGACGCAACTCTAGGTGATACTACACTAACTGGTAATGTTAGCATTACAGGTGATATTACACAAACAGGTGATTATACAATTACTGCTAATGTTACTGTTGGTGGAACATTAACCGTTTCAAGCATTGCTCAATTTGAAGAAATTTTAATTGATGATAACGTTATTACTACAACTACTTCTAATACAGATTTAGAATTACGTGCTAGTGGCACCGGCGACATATTAATTCCAAACAATAATTTACATATTGTAAATGATTTATCAGTTGATGGTACAATTACTGTAGGCAATATTAATAGTGCAGGTACTGTTACTGCTAATACGTTTACTACTGGTGATATTCTAATTGACGACAATTTTATCACTACAACTTCTTCAAATTCAAACTTAGAGCTACGTGCTAGTGGAACTGGTGAAATATATGTTCCAACTAACAATGTACAAATTGATAATGATTTAACAGTTAGTGGTGTAACTGATTTACAAAATACTACAATTACTGGTACTGTAACACACGCCGGAAGTACTACACAAACAGGTAATATTAATTTAACAGGTAACTATGATGTTACTGGTACTGTAACCGTTTCAAGTGTTGCACAGTTTGAAAATGTAAACATTACAAATAATGTTGTTACTACAACAGAATCAAACAGTGACTTAGAATTACGTGCAGCAGGAACAGGCGAAGTGCTTGTTCCAAATAATGATGTTCATATTACAAATGATTTATATGTTGACGGCACAATTACTGTAGGCGATATTAATTCAGCAGGCACAATTACTGCTAACAGATTTAGCACTGGTGACATTTTAATTGATGATAACTTTATTACTACAACTACAAGTAATAGCAACTTAGAACTACGTGCTAGTGGTACAGGTGAAGTTTATATTCCAAGTAATGATGTTACTATCGAACAAGATTTAACAGTTAATGGAACTACAACTCTTAAAGGAACTAATATTGTTGGTAATGTTACACAAACAGGTAATGTTACACAAACAGGCGACTATAATTTAACTGGAGCATTAGATGTTGATGGAAATATTACTATTGCTGGAGCAGTACAGTTTGAAAATATACAAATTGCAGGCAATGTATTAGAAACTACACTATCAAATTCAGATTTAGAATTACGTGCCAATGGTGCAGGTCAAGTAGTTATACCAAATAATGATGTTGACATTAACGGAAATTTAACTGTTAATGGAACACTAACAGTTGGTGATATCGTAAGTACGGGACAAATACAAGCAAATACTTTTTATACAGGTGATATACTTGTAGACGATAATTTTATTACTACAACCACAAGTAATTCAGATTTAGAATTACGTGCTAGTGGTACAGGTAGCATTATAATTGACACATTTGATATTAATGATGCTACAATTAGTACTAGTGGAGATATGACTCTTGCTCCTAGTTCAGGATTAACAATTATTGATGCTACAGGTTCACTAAGGTTGCCAATAGGAACAACAGCAGAACGCCCAACAGCAGTAGCAGGACAAATACGTTATAATAGTGAGTTAAACCGTTTTGAAGGATATAACGGAACTAATTGGATTAATCTTAAAGGCGTTGAAGATTTAGATGGCAATACTAGAGTAACAGCAGAGCTTACTGAAGGTGCTAATGACAATGTTATTAGATTTTACAACGACGGAAACTTAACAGTTGATATAGATTCAACTAGGTTAAATGCTCTAAAAATAACCGTAGATGACATTCAGGTTGACGGTAATGTGATAAGTACAGTAACAGCAAATACTGATTTAGTATTGTCTGCAAACGGTACAGGTAGTGTTAAAATTGATAACATTTCTATTAAAAATAACACTATTTCTAACACAGTGTCAAACGCTGTTACTGTTTTTGAAGAAACAGATAATGGTTATGTTAAGTTTGACGGAACATACGGTATGGTTATACCGGTCGGCGGCAACGCAAATAGACCCCCGCTTGCATACACTGAAACAGGTCAAATGCGCTGGAACACAGATGCTCAGCGTACAGAAATTTACGACGGTGCTAACTGGGTGTCTGTTGCAGGTACTTCGAGTGGTATTAGTAGAGCAGAAGCTGAAGAACTTGCGTTTGAAATTGTATTGAGTTTAGGATAAAAGAATATGGCAACACTATTTAAAAATAAAGTAGTAAAACAAGTAGGAACACTACCTGTTGACATTTATGAGACTGATGCAAGTACTCGATCAACTGTTATTGGATTAAGTTTAACTAACTTAACTAGTTCGTTCGTATATGTAGATGTTTTAATACAAGACGATACTAGTGTAACAGGATACTATTTAAAAGACACAGTTTTGCCAGCAAACACAGCATTGCGTGTAGTAAACCAAGGTGAAAAATTAATTTTAGCATCAAATAATAAAATACAAGTTCGTGCTAGTGTTGACGATAGTGTTGATGTTGTCATGAGCTTTGTGGAGATTGTATAATGACGTATTATGTAGGTAATAACCCCCAAGACGTTTTAGACGGATTTATTAAAAGATATTTTTACGGACTTCGTAGAAACGAAGATGGTGAGTTATACCTAATTCGTGTAGACCAATTACAAGGTGCAGATAACGTTGCTGTTATTAACGACATTGGTGTATCGGCAAATAACTTTTTAGATTTTGAAGAAGGTATTGACTTTTTAGATGGCATTGATGCTGATAAGAACATTCGATATCCAAACTTAAGATACCCACAAATTAGATGGGACGGTAGATCTTTAGTTTATTACATTGATCCAACAGATGGACAATTTATTATGAGAATTTCGGAAGGATATAATTATCCTGAAAACATTTCTACACCTGGTTATGGCGAAGGCGTAGACGATCAGGTGAAAAAATAAGGGATAGAAAATGGCAGAGTTTAAGTTAGACAAATTTAAATATATATGGAGAGGTGATTGGACACCTTCTACTGAATATCTACGTGACGACATTGTTAGAGTAAACGGTAAAAGTTATGTTTGTATTGTAACTCATACTTCAACCGGTGCCTTCCAAAACGAATTAGAAGCAACTCTGCCAGGATCAAATCCACCACAACCATATCCACATTGGATAGTAATGACCAGTGGCAAAACTTTTATAGGTATTTGGACACAAGGAACAGCATATAACTTAGGCGATATTGTAATATTTAACGGTACACTTTATCTATGTACTGATTCTCACTTTGCAGGAAGTTTTTCAAGTGAAATAGGTTATTGGGAAATCTTTGCAATAGGGCAAAAGTTTGTTGGTGATTGGCAAAGTGGAACAACTTATGCCAAAGGCGGCATTGTAAAATATAATGGTAATGTTTATCAGTGTAAAAATGCTCACAGCGCAGGCGGAACTTTAGAAAATAATATTAACGATTGGGAATTATTTAAAGAAGGCATAGAATATAAAAGTGATTGGATAGCTGGAGATAATTATCGCAAAAATGATTTAGTACGTTATGGTGCAAACATTTATCGTTGTACAGAAACACATACTGCTAACACTTTAGTTTTAGATTTAACAAAATTTCAATTAGAGTTTCCGGGCACTCAAGCAAACTTATTAGTTTGGGACTCTGAAACAGACTATCAAGAAGGTGATGTTGTACGCTACGGTGGCTATGTTTACTTTGCAACAGCAAACAATAAAGATGTTGACCCAAGTAGAAGTGCAGGAGATAGTACAACTGCTTGGGAAATACTGGCAAAAAATTCTAGTTTTGCAGGAGAATATGTATACGGTTCACGATATAAAACAGGTGAACTAGTATTAAGAGGCGGCTACCTTTACAGAGCATTAAAAGACGTTAATATATCTGACGGAAGCGATAGTACTTTAGATTATTTAGACGACAGTCAGTGGGAATTAGTTGCTACAGGTAATAAATGGTCAGAAAACTGGGAACAAGGTTCTCAATTTGCTGTAGGCGAAGTAGTATATTACAAAGGTAGTGCTTACAAATGTACATACGAACATGTTGCTACTATGGACAATGCTCCTGATAACGGAAGCGGCTATGATTTTTGGGATTTAGCAATTCAAGCAGGTCGTCCAGCAGGAATGCAGACTAAAGCAGATCTACTTACTTATGGAACAACATCAGACGGAAGTTCATTAGGAGACATTGCATTAGGAATTGGTGACAAAACACAATCATTGTCTGTAACAGAAGATTATGAAGCATTTTGGAGAAACTTTGCATATGATGCAGAAGCAGTTTATGTTTCAACTAAAGGTGACGATGTAGACGGAACAGGATTAGGATGGAAAAACGCATTTAGAACTATTAGACATGCATGTGAATATATTGAAGATACATTCCCTGCAGGAACACCTGCTAAAATTTTTGTAGCAGCAGGAAGATTTGAAGAAGTTGGACCTATTGTAGTTCCAGCAGGAACTGTTGTTATGGGAGATGAACTACGTGCAACTACTATTGTTGCTACTCCTGCTATTAATGAATATACAAATAACTATCAATATACTAAACAGCTTGATGTATATATTAGTGAATTTATTTTAGATATTATCTCAAACGTAAGAATTGAAAAACATCCAAATAACCCAGCAACTCAAACACTTGTTGGTGTTGCATCTGACCAACCTACTGCACAAGTTATATTAGACTTAATAGATCAATACGAAGAATTTATTGAATTTAGATTGCCATCTGAAAATGGCACTGTAGATCCTGTAGAATACGGAACTAATATACTAGCAACAGATACTGCAAGAATAGCAGCTTATCAACAGTTGTTTGCAAACAAAAAATTTATTGCAGAAGAAGTTTATGCAAGATTAGTTGAAAACAATCCAACAATAACATTTACAAAACGTTATCAAATGGCAGATGTGCAAGCGATGATTAGAGGTATAGCATATGATTTAAAATATGAAGGAAATCATAGAACATTATATGCAGCAAGACGTTATGCTAACTCAGCACTTGGATCTCAATTAGATGACTTATTCCGTATGAGAGACACAACCGGTTTAAGAAGTTGTACTACCGAAGGATTAACAGGTACACTTAACCCTCCGGGTGTATTTGATTTGTATCAAAGACCTACAGGTGGTGCTCTTGTAGCACTTGATCCGGGTTGGGGTCCAGACGACGAGCGTACATGGATTGTAAACAGATCGCCATATATGCAAGGTGTAACTAACTTTGGTACTGCTTGCTCGGGTTGTAAAATTGACGGTAACCTACATAACGGCGGTTTACGTTCAATGGTTGCAAACGACTTTACACAAGTTTTAAGTGACGGTGTTGGTGCGTGGGTATTAAACAATGCAAGATGCGAACTTGTATCGGTGTTTACATATTATTGTTCTGTAGGATACCTTGCAGAATCAGGTGGTGTTATACGTGCTACAAATGGTAACAACTCATATGGTAGATTTGGTAGCATTTCAGCAGGCGGTGACCCTACCGAAACACCTCAGTCTTGTACACTAATGAATAGAAACAACGAAGCACAAGTTGAAGCAGTATTTTCAGGTTTAAGCGACGACAGAATTTTAGCATTTGAATATTCAAATACAGGTGAAAACTATACAACTGCTACTGCATCAGTAGTAGGTGCTGGCGCTCAAGATGAAACAGAGTTTACAGACTTTAGAGATGGTGCATTGTTTAATGCTCGATTAATTAATACTTCAGGATCAGGTAGAGAAGGTGGTAGTAACTACCTAACAAGACAGGGTTATGCACAAGATACTCCAGATGCATCTTCAAGTATTATTATTTCACAATCAGATGACACACAATTCCTTTCAGAAATTCAAGGAATGAGAATTATTATTCTTTCAGGTACAGGAGCAGGTCAATACGGTTATGTTACAAACTATAATGCAGTGTCAAGGGTAGTAACTGTTGCTAAAGACAGCGATGGTACTCCAGGATGGGATCATATTGTTCCAGGCTATCCTTTAGAAGCAACATTTGATCCAACTACAAATTACAGATTTGAACCAAGGGTTATAGCAAATCATCCAGGATACTCTAGTGAAAATAAAACTATTGTAGATAAAACATTTGTATCAGCAGCATTTGGTGGTACTTCTGCATTATATAATGGACTTATTGGACAAACAGGTACAGGCGAAACATTTGGACTTGATCCAATTAATTCAACATGGCGTGTTAATAGAGAAGGACCTACTTACACTGTAACTGCTATAAATCCAGGAGCAGGATATGCAGTAGGGGATAGTATTACACTAGATGGTGCTAATTTAGGCGGAGCGTCAGGAACAAATGATATTATAATTACAGTAACAGCAGTAACAGACGACAGCTCGAACAGTATTGATGCGTTTACATATACTGGTACACCAATTGGAGGACTTTTTGTAGCTATTGATAATAAATCTACGTTATCATTCAGTGCAGATGGCGAAGTATGGCAAAATGCTAATTTAAGTTTTGATGCAGGCGCAGACAATTACATTAAGGTATTAGCAGAAGATAACAAGTTCTTAGCATTTGCATCTGGATTAAACACTTACAGCTATTCATTAACTGCTGAAACGTGGACTACTAGAAGTTTACCTATAACAAGAGAATGGTCAGATGCAGCATATGGTAAAAATACATTTGTATTAGTAGGAACTAACTCAGCCGAAGCACTTTATAGTACAGACGGCGGCCTTTCATTTACACAAACTGCAATGCCGCAATCAGATGATTGGGCAGTTGTTGCTTACGGTCAAGGAACATTTGTTGCTGTAACAAGTGGTGCAACACAAGATGTTGCAACATCAGACGATGGTATTACTTGGACATTGCAAAACGCTGTTCTTCCAGCAGCAAATACAGCATGGATAAGATTGCTTTATGGTAAAAATAGATTTGTTGCTATTGCAGAAGACGGAACTACAGCATATTCGTTAGACAAAGGTGTAACCTGGACAGCTGGCGGTAGTGCTAGTGATAGCGGAGCGTTTAATGTTAAAAACGGAATTTATGCACAAGGTGTATTCTTTAGTATTGGTTGGGCTTCTCAAGTAGTTGCAGGAGGTATTGTTCTTGAAGGACACGACGAATGTGTTACTTCTGAAGATGGAATTAATTGGACAACAAGAACTCTTAATTTATCGTATAAATGGCAAGCTATTGCTCAAGCACGTATTAATAACGAATCGTTGTTTGTAGTATTAGCACAAAATGCAACTGGCGGATTACAGCATGTTAAAACAGGTTGTCAAGCAAAATTAAGAGCGCAAATTGGTCAAGGTGCGTTTACAAATATGTTAATATGGGATCCAGGTAGTGGTTATGACGAAGTTGACAATCCTATGGTATTAACAGTAACAGATAACCAATTTGTTTCAGAAGTTGAAACTGATAACAGAATTGGCAACGGAGTAATAGCACAGCCAGACTTTGTAAATAGAGGCGGCGGCTATCGTGTAACAAGTACAACAGTTACAATTAGTGGTGACGGATATGCAGATATTATTCCTGAAGAAGGATATCTAACACTAGCAGGGGTAACAACAATTCCTGGACCAGGTGTTCAAATTAGGATTGATACTGTACTAGACGAAGAAACAGCAGATCCAGACGATTTAAAACTTTTTGCAGGTATTGAAATTGAAGATTTAGGAGATGATGGCACTGGAAATGGTACAAGACTTGTACAGTTTAGAGTTTCACCTAGACTACGAAATGAATATAACTTAGAACACGGAACCGCAGTAACACTAAGAAGTCGTTACAGTCAATGTCGTATTTCGGGACATGACTTCCTAGACGTTGGTACAGGAAACTTTGAATCAACAAACTATCCTGACATTTATGCAGGGGGTAACTATTTTGTAGCAGCACCTGAGAACGAAGTGCTAGAACAAGACGGCGGACGAGTATTTTATGTAAGTACAGACCAAGATGGTAACTTTAGAACTGGTGAACTGTTTTCAGTACAACAGGCAACAGGTATTGTTACTATTAGTGCTGATTACTTTGACTTAGACGGTTTGAGCGAACTAGCACTAGGTGGAGTTCGATTAGGCGGTTCAGGAACAGTAATTAGAGAATTTTCAACAGATCCAACATTTGCTGAAGATTCAAATAACGTTGTGCCAACACAACGAGCTATTGCATCATTCCTTGCAGATAGATTAAGTGTTGGTGGTGAAAACCTTGAAACAAACGCAGTCCAGGCAGGACAGGTTAAAATTGGTACTATTGATAATATTATTGATAGTGCATCAGATGGGTATATTAATTTTCCAGTTGATGTAGACATTTTTGGAACTTATACTGAGGAAGACGAATTTGGTATTGAAACAACTAAACCAGTTGCAGTTCAAGGAACAATTTACTTGATGCAACAATTAATGAAAGGTCCAGATGAGTCAGTGCAATAAAATGCACAGATAACGGCAATGGATAAATACAGTAACTTGGAGTTAAAGACAAATGGCAGAGTTTAAACTAGGTAGAATTAGATTTGTTTGGAAGGGTGATTGGACCGCTTCTACAACATATTATCAAGATGACGTTGTAAGCGTTGGTGGTAAGACGTACATATGTACTATTGGACATAGTAGTTCAGCAGACTTTTATTCAGATTTTGATATTGTACCACCAAAATGGAATTTGGTAGCAGACGGTCAAGCATGGAGAGGCAACTGGTCACCAAATACAGAATACATTTATAATGATATTGTAAAATATGGATCAGGTTTATACATTTGTAATACTATTCATACATCTGCCAATACAACAGGAACAGGTTCTTATACTGTAACTGTAGATACAAATGCCCAAAGTCCATTTAATAATGTATTTGTTTTAGACGGAACCCAATATCCTAAACTACAATTTATTGCAGGTTACACATATACATTTAATCAAGATGATGCGTCAAACGATACTCATCCATTACTGTTTAGTGAAACACAACACGGTATTCACAACGGTGGAACAGAATACACAACAGGTGTAACTTATTACCTAGATGGTTCTGCTGTTGCTGACAGCACAGCATACGTAGCAGGCTTTGATGCAGCAACTACAAGAGAAGTTAGAATTGCAGTAACTGGCGCAACACCAGATCCTTTATACTATTACTGTGCAAATCATAACAACATGGCAGTTGATGCTGATATTGATATTTCACTTGTTGGTCTTGAAACAGATGCAGAAAAATGGGATACATTTGGCGAAGGATTATCTTGGAAGGGTGATTGGACAACTAGTTTTGGCTATAAATTAAATGATATTGTTAAGTACGGTGGTACAACATATGTTTGTAACACTGCACACACATCAGCAAATTCTCTATCATTAGGACTTGAAAACGACCAATCTAAATGGGATTATCTAAACCAAGGTTTAGACTATAAGTCACAATGGGTTACTGGAACAAGATATAAAGTTAATGACGTTGTACGTTATGGTGCAAGTTTATGGATTTCAACTGCTTCTCATACAGCAGCTACATCGTTTGGTAGTGATAGTGCTAACTGGGAAAAGTTTGTAGAAGGATTCCAGTACGAAGGCGAATGGGACGCTTATGCAGATTATCAACCAGGCGATATTGTACAGTATGGCGGTTATCAGTATATTGCAAAAACAGATCACAGCGGAGAATTTCCTTCAACAAGTACAGCAAACTGGGATCTATTTACAGAAGGCTTCCGTTTCTTAGATGACTGGGCAGCAGACAGTTCAAACCAAGACTATAGAGTAGGTGATGTTGTACGTTATGGTGGTTATACTTATATTTGTATTCAAGATCACAATAACCAAGAACCACCAAATGCAACTTACTGGAAAAAATTTACTTCAGGTTTGAACTGGAGAGGTGCTTGGTTAGACGATCAACAATATTTTGATGGTGACATTGTACGTTACGGTGATAACTCATACATTTGTATTTTAGGACATATTTCAGAAGGTGATGATTATTCATCACTAGGTGGCGCACAAAATTCTCGCCCAGACTTAGACTTAACTGGTACCTACTGGCAGGTTGTTGCTGTTGGTACAGAACAATCTGTATTAACAACAAAAGGTGACTTAGTTTACTATAGCGGTTCAGCACCAGCGAGATTGCCAATTGGACAAGATGGCCAAATTTTAACAGTCAATGCTGAAGGACTTCCTAACTGGGAGTTCATTGGTGATACCGACGATGTTTACTATGTTGCAGGACACGGTAAAGATAACCCTGCACCAATTTATGGTAAAACAATCGATCGTCCTTGGAAATCAATACGTTATGCTACACAACAAATTGAAAGAGGAACAAAAAATCCTAATGCAGCAAAACTACTAGAAATTAACAGAAGATTTATTCAACGTGAAATTGTTGAATGGACAGATTATCAAATTGCTAATGCTGGCGTTGGTAGCATGTGGGAAAACTTAGACTATGATAGTTCAATGTGTGAAAGAGACATGGGCTATATTGTTGACGCACTTATTTGGGATATCAAACACGGTGGCAACGAGTATTCATGGGACGCTGCATATTCATATGTAGACACAGGATCGGCACTTTATACATTAGGACAAGAAGATCAAACTATTGCATCAATTAACTATGGTTTATCAGTTATTGAAAATGTACTTAATCAAACAGCACCTAGTGTTAACTATCAAACTACAAACGGTGATAATTCAACTGCGGTTGTAGCACAATGGTTTGATGCTAACATTTCTGCAGAAGATGTAATTTCGCACATTACAGAAAATGTAGGCATTATTACAGATACTATTGCTGAAGGCAATGAAAGAAGTATGCCTAAGAAATTAGTACCAACTACACTTGTTAAAGTTTCTACTGGATACTACAACGAAGTACTTCCAATTATTGTTCCAGCAGAGTGTTGTATTATGGGCGATGAACTTCGTGCAACAAACGTACAGCCTAGAAAGCAAGGCAACGGCACTTTAACACCAAGAAAAGATGTTCCATTCAGTTTCAAAGCACTTGAAAGAATGGAAGAAATTGTCGGTGACATTGTTGAAGGCGTTGCAGTTACAGCAACAAGCGGAAATGTTGAACTACAAGATCAAACATGGCCTTATGCAGAAACTGACGTAGTTGGACCACAAGTACAAAAATTAGCACGTACAGTACGTAGACAAATTGATAGTTCAATTGGTGATAAAATTGAAGCAATTTATACTCCTGCATACGAGTTATCTGATGCTAACTATGGTTATTCAAGAGACTTGTTCTTACTTAACAAGCCATTCATTAAAGCAGAGATTGAAGCATATCTAGCAGATCAATATCCAGATTTAATGTACAGCAAAACTAGATGTCTTAAAGATGTTGGATTAATTTTGGATGCTGTCGCTTACGACTTGACATATGGCGGCAACTGGATGAGTGTTGAAACAGGTAAAGCATATTTTAACGGTGCTTCTGGCAATTTACAAATTGACAGTGCAGAAAAAGCAGCAACACTTGCATCATACGCATATCTAAAAGAATTAATGCAAACAACAGGACGTAATATTACTGTTAATCCAACTTATCAAACTCCGTCAACAAACGGCGATGTATCTACAGTACCTGTTCCACAGGTTGCAGGTACAGGTGGCTCAATAGCAGTTTCAACTACTATTGGCGATTTAATGGATGATATTATTACTACTATTGATTTAGGTTATGCAAGTGCTCCAGCAATTACATATCCAACAATATCAACTGATTCAGATGCATATGTATTACAAACAGCAGTTAATGCCGATAAGTCAACAATTCAAACAGGAACAATTGACTTTATTAGTAAAAACTTTGGTAGTTTCCGTTATAATAGTGCAATATGTCGTAGAGACTTAACAAACATTATAACTGATATTGCATATGATGTTGCACTAGGTACAAACTATAATGGTGTGTTCTCAGGACTTGCTTATCAACGTCCTACAAATGCATACAACTTAACAGGGCAACGTAAAGAAACAATTGGTGCTTTACGTTATGCAAGAGATCAGCTACAAGCTGATATTACAGATGCAACAGCAGAAGCACGTAGTGATGCAGCATTTAATGAAATTGTTGATATTATTGAAAACGGATCTGCCGCAGCAGATACACTAAGTTATCCTGTACCAAGTTCGCTTCCAACTGCAAATGCAGACGATGCTTTTAATAACTTAGAAGCAAACAAGGCATTTATTGAAGCTGAAATTACTGCATGGATTGATGATCAAGTATTAGAAAATACTACAACTAATCCAGATCCAAACAGTATTTGGTTTAACTTTACATATAATTCAACAAAGTGTGCTAGAGATGTAGGCTTTATTGTTGAAGCAATGAAATATGATATTCTTTATGGTGGTACAATGTCTACTACACGTATTGCTGAATCATATTTTGGAATTTATGGCGACTCTTACCCAGCAGATCAAACAGCACAAACTGCCGCAGCATATGATAGGCTTGCAACAGTTTTAGATCAGATTGCAAGAGAAGTTCTTGTTACAACATCATCTGGTAATGCTGAAACACAAACACAGTCAGGTAGTCCAGCTACGTCAACTGAAGGCAACATTTTACTTGCAAACATGCAAATTATTGAAGACGTCCTTACAGCAGGAAACACTAATAGCATGCCAGCAGCGACATATCCAAATCTTGCTTCTCTAGGAGTAAGTGCTACACTACAAACTGAAAAAACTGCTATTGATAATGCAAAAGCACAAACAATTCTTGATGTAGTACAATATATTAGTGATACATATAATGACTTTAATTATAATCATGCTAAATGTTCAAGAGATGTTGGATTAATTATTGATGCAGCAGTTTATGATTATGCGATGAATACAAACTTTGCAGGTATGTTTGCAGCTCATTCATATTTGAGAGCTCCAAGCAGTAATGTAGTAAGCGATCAAAAGACTGCAAGTATTGCAGCATTTGAATATGCAAAGGTACAAGTACTTAATGCTATTGATGGTAACGCAACTGCTAAAGGCATTAATGCAATTAATAATACTTGGGATTGGATCGACGATACTATCTTTAATGCAACTCCAGAAGGCAGTAACAAAGGTGTTGCTGATCAGGAAGTCTGGAATGCAATTAGAATGATTGAACTAAACAAAGACTTTATGGTCTCTGAAGTTCAAAAATATGTTGATGAATGGTTTACTGTAGGCGTTTCAAACTCTACAGCAGGAACAAACGAACTTACAGTTTCTGATACTACTTGGATGGAACAAAACCAAGCAATTAGATTTGTTAATTTAGATGACTCTGCAGATGCAATTACTAATGCAGGATTAGCTTCTGGAACTACATATTATGTTAAAGATATTACTTCAGATACAACATTAACAATTTCTGCTACACCAGGTGGAACAGCAGTTTCATTAACTGGAGAAGATTTTATTACATCAGATGTTGATACAGGAAAACTTCGTGTAGATATTGAAGAAATAGTTGAAGGTGTAGTATACGATTCTTATTTTAACACAAACTATAACGCTGTAACATTAGGTTTAGACTTTGTAACTGGTGATAATGCTACACAAACTAGCAATGCTTCAACTGAAATACTCGCAGGTATTAGTAAAGCAAAAGCAGAAACAGCAGCATTGAAAGCCATAAGAACAGGTAATAGTGGAACTTGGTTAACAAGAGCAAATGCTGCATTCGACGAGGTAACTGATATTGTTACTAACGGCTCCGGCAACGCAAATGCATATTCATATACTGGCTTAACTAATGCAGCACTTCAAGTAAGAGCTAATAACTCATTTATAGTTGGAGAAGTATTAGAGTGGTTAAATCAAAACTACAATGCAATTTACACTACTATGGACACTGCTCAGTTTACAACAGAAATTGGATACGTTGTAGAAGCACTAGCATATGACTTAACATATGGAGGAAATAGTGCATCTTGGAGACTTGCAAATAGATATTTTGTAGGAAATGCGTTTATTTCTAACTTAGACAATAATAGAACAGCTGGTAACCTTGCATTTAACTACTTACAATCATTTATTGATAACATTGTACTAGATGACTCAGCAAGTTGGACTCAGTTAAGTGGTGGACTTCAGGATACTTCAAACGCTGCTGGTTCAGCAGCTGATGCAACTAAAGCACAAACACTTGTAGGAATTTTTGAATCAGCAGCTGGTAGCGGTAACAATTCAAGTTTTCCAAGTAAAACATATCCAACAAGTAACATTGGTGCAGCTGGTATAGATAAAATTGCACCTGCATTAGATAAAGCAAAACTAATTGCAAATAGAACTGTTCGTTATGTTGACAAAACATATAGTTCAATGTTTAGTTTAGAAGCAGATTATGATTATAATTTACAATTATGCACAAGAGATTTAAATGAAATTATCTTTGGTATGAAATGGGATCTAAACTATCCACAACAATGGAAACGTGCATACACAGATAGCATAACATTATATCGTCCAGGTTGCTATAGAACAAAACTAGCAGCACGTTGGTATGTAAATGCTGTTTTAGGATCGCAAGAAGAAGATTTCTACTACATGCGTAACGGTACAGGACTAAGACTACAGACACTAGACGGATTAAAAGGTGATCTAGGTCCTGCAAACGCATATGGAACAAGACGTCCAACAGCGGGTGCTTATAGTTCACTAGATCCAGGTTGGGGTCCAAATGATACTCGTGTATGGATTACTTCGCGTTCTCCATACATGCAGAACTGTACATGTTTTGGTTATGGTGCAATTGGTCAGAAAATTGACGGTGCATTGCACAACGGCGGTAACGACTCTATGGTATCAAACGACTTCACTCAGTTAATTAGTGATGGTATTGGTGCTTGGATTACTAACAATGGTAGAGCAGAACTTGTGTCAGTGTTTACATATTACTCACACGTTGGTTATCTAGCAGAAAACGGTGGACGTATACGTGCTACTAACGGTAACAACTCTTATGGCACATTTGGATCAGTAGCAGAAGGCACCGATCCAGAAGAAACTCCAGTAACTGGTGTTGTTGATAACAAGTTCCAGTATAATGCAACTATTGCAATAGTTAATACTGATGCTGATGAACTTTTAAATGTTGAATTCAACCATGCTGGTAATGAATATACTGAAGCAGAAATTGAGTTCTTTGGTCCAGGCGATAATGAAATTGTTCTTTCAGATGAATTCCGTGATGGCGCAACATATCAAGTACAAGTTGATGAAACTCCAAATGTTACTCAAGGTGGTACAGGTTACTTAAACGTATCAAACACTGCGCAGGTTGGTAGTGCAACAGGACTTACAATTTCTGCTACAGACGGTAACATTTCAACTGCATACCCGGGCATGAGAGTTCAAATTACTGGCGGTGCTGGTGTTGGTCTATATGGTATTATTGATACTTACAACGCTGGATCAAAAGCATTAACAGTTATTAGAGAATCAGACGGAGCAGCAGGATGGGATCATGTTGTTCCAGGATGGCCTTGGGAAGCACCAAACTCAACTTCAACTTATGAAATTGAAGCATATGTAGATTTTACTGCTCCAGCTAAAACAAGCGGAGCATCAACTCTACCAACTACAACAACATGGCATGCAAATAAGTGGATTCAAACAGCGGGCGAATACACAAACGTAGCGTCTGAAACAGAATCAGACGGTTTTGGCGCAACTTTTGATGTTATAAGAAATGGCAGCAAATACTATGTTACAATTAATGCAGCAGGTAGTGACTATTTACGTTTAGATACAGTAACTATTAAAGGTTCTAACTTAGACGGGGTAGATACTACTCATGATATTACAGTAACAATTACATCATTAGATGCAAATGGCGGAATTGTTGACTTTGACTTTACTGGTCATGGTAGAGCAGGATTCTTCCTAGCAGTTGGTGATAGCAGTAATGGCGCTAAGAGTTATGATGGTATTAACTGGACAGCACAAAATGTTACAGCACCAAGTGCAGGTAACTGGTCAGATATTGCCACAGGACTACTAGATGATGGATCAACAACATTCCATCCAATGGGAACAATTATTGTTGCTGACGGATCAGGAAGTATTGTAAGAACATCAGACGGTGATACTTGGACAGCAGGTTCACTTCCTGGAGCATTAAGCAGTGCAGGCGAAAATTCAATTGCATTTGGTAATGTATCATCCGGTGTTAACAGATTTGTTGTAATTAGTGATGCTGATCAAGATATTGCATACTCAGATGACGGTGGTCAAAACTGGACCTTACAATCATCTGCATTAAGTGCAATTGGGTTTGACAGTATAACATATGGTAAAGGTTTGTATGTTGCTGCAAGAACTGGAACAACAAGTGTTGCTTACTCAGACAATGGTGTTGTTTGGCAAGATACAACACTACCAGGCACAATCGCTGGAAATGTTACTTGGGGTAATGGAAGATTTGTTGTAATTGGTGGAACAAATGGTGTAATGTATTCATTAGACGGTGTTAACTGGTACAATCCTACAATTCCAGGAGCAGGAAATTTAACACTTCCATTAACTGCAACAGAAAGACAAGTTGCATACGGACAAGGCGTGTTTGTAATTACTTCAGACGACACTGACGAAATTCAGTATTCAGAAGATGGATTGTACTGGCAAGCATATACACTAACAGGCGGTGCAGTTACCGGTGGCTTTAACGCAGTTGCGTTTGGTAATCCAGAAAAAGCAGGTGTGTTTAGCATACTTCCTAATGCTAGTGGCACAGGAGCAAGATATGCTAACATTGGTGCTACTACTAAAGCAAGAGCAGGTATTGCAAATGAGCAAATATTTGAGTTTAGAATTTACGAACCAGGTTCAGGATATACAAGCGCACCTACAATTACTATTACAGATCCTAACAACATTGAAGATGTAACTCCTGTTGTTAGAATAGGTAACGGAGCACTTGCTAACCCAACCTTTATACATAGAGGTAGCGGTTATACATCATCAACTGCTTCTTTAAATGTATTAGCAAGTAATGGTAGTGCTGACTTTAACCAGTATGGCGCATATATTGCAGTAAGACAGTTAACTTCAAGACCAGTTCCAGGATCAAACGTTATATTTGACAGTTTACCAGGACAGTTCTTTAAGTTGGTTAGTACAGTATCCTTTATTGGTTCAAATGATGGATCTTATACTGCATTCTTACAAATATCACCAAGTATGACAGTTACTGATGCTCCAGTAGATGGTGACCCAGTAACAATGCGTATTAGATTCTCGCAAGTACGTCTAACAGGACACGACTTCCTAGACATTGGTACAGGTAACTTTGTAGATACTAATTATCCAGGAGTTCCGGTTAACGATCCTGTACAGTCAAACGAAACTGTAGACTCAGACGGCGGACGAGTGTTCTATACTGCTACTGACCAAGATGGTAACTTTAGAGTTGGTGATTTGTTCCAAGTTGAACAGGCAACTGGTGTTGCTACATTGAACGCTGAAGCATTTAACATTGCAGGTCTACAAGAACTTACACTGGGCGAAGTTACACTAGGTGGTAACTCAGCAAGTATTACTGAATTTAGTACAGACCCGTTCTTTACTGCAAACAGTGATACTATTGTTCCAACTCAACGTGCAATTAAAGCATACATTGAATCACAAATTGGTGGTGGTGGTGCTACACTAGTTGTTAACAGTGTTACAGCAGGTGATATTTTTATAGGCGGTACACAAATTACAACAGTAAGTGGTTCACCAATTAACATCAGAGCAAATGTAGTGTTTAGTGGAACAGTACTAGGATATCCTTTAGCATGGAATTACTTCCAGCGATAAGGGGAATGGATAAATATTAATAGATAATGTTGAAACATCTAGCATATAACAGGAGATTTAAAAAATGGCAAACGGAGTATTAGGATCAGCGGATCTAGCAGCAGCAACGTATACTGAAATATACGACTGTCCTAATGATAACTTCGCAGTAGTATCGGTGAATTTTTGTAATAAAAACTCATCTTCAGTGACTGTAAGGTTAGCATTAGCAAAACCAGGACAAGCATTACCACAAGGCGACGATTACTTAGAATATGAAACAGAAATTCTACCAAACGGCGTACTTGAAAGAACTGGTATTGTTCTAGAAGCAGATAGAAAAGTATTTGCTCGTTCATCAGATGCAAATACAACATGTGTTGTATATGGCATTGAAACATCGACAGCATAAGGAATAAACTATGGCTAGAAAAGTATCAACAGGTAAAGTAGGTAGACCGATATTAGGTCAAATTGTTGTTGAAGATAATTCAATTTCCGGCATCATTGCTAACGCAGATGTTGTGTTAGAACCAAATGGTACTGGTATTGTTAAATCGACAGCATCAATGCAAGTCAACGACGGTAATGAATTAAGATTAGCAGATTCAGATAGTACAAATTATGTTGCACTTAAATCTCCGGCAGCAGTTACTAACAATGTATCTTTTACATTACCAGGAGCAGACGGAACTAATGGGTACGTTTTAAGTACAAACGGTTCGGGTGCATTAAGTTGGACACAAAAGACGCTTGCACTAGCAAGTGATACAGCAAGTGGAAATGTTGGAGTATTGCTTTCAAGTGAAACTGGAAGTACTCTTTCTAGCGTTAAGTATTCAAGTAGAATTCAATTTGCTCCTAACACAGGTAATTTAACTATTACTGGCGGGTTAAGTGCAGCCTCAGGTACTTTTACTGGAGCAGTTAGTGCTGCATCATTTAGTACAACAGGCGGTGCAAGTTTTGGTGCAAATATTACTATTACAGGAACATTAAGTGCAGCATCTGTTACTACAACCGGCGACATTACAGCTGGCGGTGACGTTATTTCAAACTCAGACGTAAGATTGAAATCTAATATTACAGATATTAAAGATGCACTATCAAAAGTTTTAAGACTAAAAGGCAAGCAGTATACAATGAATGGTAGAGATAACCAAATTGGTTTAATTGCTCAAGACGTTGAAGAAGTATTACCACAAATGGTACATACACAAAAAGACGAAATGGGTACTAAAGCAATTAACTATCAAAACATGGTTGCACTATTAGTTGAAGCAGTAAAAGATTTACAAGCAGAAATAAACGAACTAAAAGGATTGAAGGGGACTGCATAAATGGCATTCTACATCGGAACCCAAGAAGTTACAGCAGTACCGGCAGGTAGCGATGCAACTCGCGGTGCTGAACTTATGGCAGATGGTGAAGGTTCAGCATTTTGGGGCTACATGGGCGGCGGATCACTAGGCATAGGTCAAGTTGATAACAATGCTTGGAGATATCGTTCCATTTACACGCATGGATATCTAGCAGCAGGCTATAAAGGATCTAATCCATGGCGTAGTGTAAACAAAACTTGGCATTTAACCGATACAACACTTTACTGTGGTGAACAATTATCATTTACTCAAGCATACACAGATGGTAACTATAGTGACTTTTATGGTTATATTGTATCTGGTGGTGGCTTTAGTGGCGCAACAGCAAATATTTCGAGTTATAGTCTAGCAAACGGAAGTATACGTATGTTTACTGCTGATGGATTTTCATCTAGTGGTATTAGTTATGGATACGTAGGCAATGATCCAAAGAACGAAGGACTAGGTTATGGTTCTGCTGGCTTTGGTAACCACGTAGGTGGTATGGCAATGGACGTAGCCAGAGTTGATTGTTCAGCTTGTTCAGACATCAAAGGACAAGGTGGATGGATTAACGGTGGCAACTCTAGTGCAACTAACCGTATGCATTTTCCAAGTGAAGTTATGTATACTGGTTGGGATTCAGGTCAAAGCGGTAGAGGAAATTCAGCAGCTTCGGGAGAACTTAGAGGTTATTTTGAATGGGGATCCGACTATCGATATGTAACTTGGTCAAACTCAACATGGTCTGGTACCGGTGTTTGGGGTGGTTGGGGTAAAGACTTCCATTGTAAAATACAATCAACTAAATGGGGACACCATTATGTTGGTACTGGCAATAACGTTACTTCAGGTAAAGCAAGATTTAGCGATTCAACAGGAACTACACTAGCAAACTTTAACAAAGTAAGAAGTTACGGTGAAGATAATGTTGAAGACGGTCAGGATCATGGTTATATTATGGGTCACTTTGACGGACAACAAAATAACCACACAATTAAGCAAACACACTCAACTGATTCAGAAGTAACAATGGGTGCTGATTGTATGCCTAAAGGACACTACGGACAAAGTTCAGGTGCTTGCGCAACTGCTGCCGCAACTGTTTTAGGAGGACACGGATAATGGCATTTAAATTAGGAAATGTTACATTAGAATTTGTTCCTCCAGGCAATGATGCATCAAGGGGAGCATCACTTATTTCAGACGGATCCTCAGGTTCATTTTGGGGATACATGGGTAATACTAGTAGTGGTGCTATAGATAACGCACAGTGGCGTTACAGATCAATTTACACGCATGGATATCTAGCAGCAGGATATAAAGGTTCTAATCCATGGCGTTCGGTAAATAAAACTTGGCACCAAACTGATACTACAATTTATTTAGGTGAACAAATTAGTTTTGCACAAGCATACTGCGATGGTTTTTATTCTGACTACAACGGTTATATTCAAACTGGTGGCGGATTTAATGCCGCCGGAGACAGTATTTCTAGTTATAGTCTAGCAAATGGCACAATACGTATGTTTACTGCTGATGGATTTTCATCATCTGGATTAACTTATGGCTACGAAGGCAATGATCCAAAGAACGAAGG